AAGAGTCGGCCAGAACCGCCGCGAAGTCCGAAGAACTGCTTGATGTGGTAGTATGGAATGCCACCAAGGACAGCGCCCGTCTCACCGCTTTTCTTGATACCATAGGTCTCAAGGTCGGCAGCACTGGTCAGTTCGAGGACCTCGTCCTTGTGAGCGAAGGCAAAGTTCTGCTGTCCGCCATAATCAAAGATCATGCCGCATACGTCCTCCACGCTCTCAGTGACGGTACCAATGTTGCCATCGGAATCAGTGATATAAACACCTGGTAATGCCATTGTGGTATTGTTAGTTTATGTTTTTGAAAAATGGGTTCTTGTAGAGAACCGCATCCTTTACACGCGATGGAAGGTGGCCCTTGGGGAACACGCCTCCGTTCTTCGTGATGTAAAGTTCATCATAGGAGTTGAAGGTCCGAAGCAGCTTGGTGATTGCTGGAGAAACAGCGGGTCCCGCTACGACAGCAGCCTTTGCAGGTTCTGCGCCTTCCACGACCTCGTTCTCTTCCTTTGCCTCTGGAGCGGTCTCCTGGACCTCTTCGGCAACGGCTTCAGCGGTATCGTTCACCTCGGGTTCGTTAACCTGCTGGTTAGGATCCTCGGGTTCTGTCTTTGGTTTTCTTGCCATGTTCTTTGGATTATTATTCCGGGGAGCCACTGTGCGACTCCCCAGATGTTAGAGTGACTTAGGATGCAGCCGTGTAGTTGGTCCACAAGAAGATCTCGCGGGGCTTCACGATGTTGACGTCCATCTTCAAGTTCATCTTGAAGAAGTAGAGCTCCGAGTTAGCCTGGAGAGGCTCTACCTTGATGGCGTCATAATCGGCGCTGTAGTCGACGCCCATCCAGAGGTTGGAGTCGAGGTCGCGCGAGAAGACGGCGAGCACGATGGTGTTCTCGGGAACGCCAACAACGGGGATGACGGCCTTGCCCTTGAACTGGAGGACGTTCTCCTTGGTGTTGTCGGTGTACTTGACGGTCTTGCTCGAGAGGTACTCGTCATAGAGAGTCCACACGTCATACGAGGTGGCGTAGCGGAGGTTCTTGTTGGTACGGAGACGAGCGGGAACAGCCTTCCAGATGGCATAGAGGGCAGCCTCGACCTGCTCACCAGTGGTGAGGGCGGTGGTGCCGACGATGTTGACCTGGCCACCGTCAACCTCGTTCTTCTCGGCGTCGCTGAGAGCGTTGTACTTCGCGGTGGTGGAACCGTCGATGGAGGCGTTGTAGAGCATGCGCTTGATAGCACCGTCGAAATACTTCATGGTGCCGTACTCATGCTCGCCACCGATAACGGTCTGGCCGGCGGGAGAGGTAACGGTAGCAGCGGTGAGGGCCGAGTTCCAGATGGCAGAGCCTACATACTCGTTCTTGCCCTGGATGAGCAGGCGGAGCATCTTGGCCTGAACCTTGGGATCGAGCTCGCGGAATACGAGGGGTCCTTCGGGCTGGAAGGGGCGCCAGTACTGCTCGTAGTCGCGTGGGTTGAACTCCAGATAGATCATGAAGTCCTTGGGCTCGAGCCAGCGCTCAGTGATCTTGTAGGTGCCGAGAGAGTCAGCGGAAACGCCACCAGGCTTGTTGGCTGTGTCACCCGAGATAGGGGTAGCCTTGCGGTCCTGGACGATCTTGCCCAACTGAATGTGGGGCAGAGTCTTCTTGTACTGGATGCCGGGTTCGATATGAATCAGGCCCTTGTCGAAGGTGTCGTTACCTTGCGCGGTGTAGGTCAGAAGATCCTCAAGAACCTCACCATTGTAGGAGTTGCTAATGAAATTTACAGATGCCATTGTTGTAAATGTTTAGTCCTCTTTTGGAGCGAATGAGTTAAACTTGAAGTCATCACCAACAATCTGGGCAATGGCCTCCTCGGCCTTCTTCTGGGCCTCTTCAAGTGCCTTCTGCTTTGCCTCTGCGTCCTGCTGTGCCTGTGGATCACCAGCGATCTGGTCAGTCACAATAACACGAGCTGGGATTGCGTCAAGAGACGACTCGGCAAGTGCGGGATTACCCTTGAAGAACTCCTCCCACTGTGCCTTTGCATCCTCGGCAATCTTACCAGCCTTTACTGCAGCCTCAATCTTTGCAGTGATCTCAGCCTGCTTGCGGGCTTCCTCTGCATCCTTGAAGGTCTTCAGTTCAGCGGTAAGTTGGTCAATATTGGCCTGGAGGTTGGAAATGGTGGTGTCCTTGGCGAGGATCTCACCCTTCAGACCATCACGCTCCGCCTTGACCTTTTCACAGTCGGTCTGAGCGTTAATCAGTTCAGTAATCTTGTTCTGCACGTTCAAGACGGTGGCAGAGGTCGCATCTAAGCCAAGCAGAGAGGCGACAGCCTGAAATTCCTGATTCATTTGTATAGTTTGAGTTGGTTTGGTTTCATTTTCAATTACCACGCCGAGCGCATTAAGACATGCACCCGGATCAATTGTATCCACTTTCGCCGAAATCTTCTGGAAGTCAACGGCGCAGTGCGTCTCCATTGCCTGGCGGAGTTCGTCCTCGATAGCAGCCTTTGCGGACTGAGAGGTCTGAATAACGTGGTCCGCTGGGATGATGCCGCGCGAAACCACCTCATTTGCATTGAGATAGGTTCCATCGACGCCTTCCACGCCGTCCATGATGGCTGTAACCTCTTCCTCCGAAAGACCGAAACGCTTCATGTAAACGGTCTTAAGCTGCTCCTTGAACGCATCCACGATAGCCTTGGTGTTGGGGTCTTCCGCATCAGCATACCCGATGAACGGGTTATGGATCATTAGGATAGAGTAGTCATGCATGTAAAGGTTCTTTCCAGCAGCCCAGATTACACTACCCATACTTGCAGCGATACCTTCAATAACACAAGCGGTCTCGATAGGGCATTCGGCAATAAGCGAGAAAGCGGCCATGCCATGAACAACCGAACCACCGTCCGAGTTGATGAGCACGACAATCTTGCTGGGTTTGACATAATCCTGAAGCCAGAGAAATTCCTCCTTGAAAGCATCAACGCTCCACTTGTCAACGGAATCATAAAAGCGGATGGCGGCAGGCTTGTTCTCAATCACCTGACCGACCACATACTTGAGGTTTTTTGAATCCATTTAACAGAGTTTTACAATTTTATTAATGAATAGAACGGGGTAAAAATCGCTGTGACAAACAGTTATGTCTGCAAAGGTATCTCCTCAACGCCGTCTGGGACGATGTAATTGGACAAATCGTCGTAGGTAACCTCCTTATGGTCAGAATGCTTCTGCTCGTTGCTTTCTGGTTCCTGATCAGAATGGTTGGTATATGGAGGAGCGACAACATGCTTCTCGATATAGTCCCTAAACCTATAGGCAGTATAGTCTCGGAAGGTTATCATATACTGAAGCCAGAAGTACTGGATACCCTTGGTCCACGTCTCCATAAGATCAAAATAATCCAACTGGAACCTGGTGGTAAAAGCCGAATACTCAGCAGTATGGATAGCAAGACATCTGATAATGGCCTGGGCTACCTTATAGCAATACATCTGAGTGTCCTGGTCCTCGATGTTAAGGTTATTGAGCACAACCTTCATTCGATACGTGGCCTTGCAAGTACCGATGGTGTTGTTGCCTACATCCCAGTGCATATCCACGAAATGATGGAAAATACCTGGAAGGGGAACTACATATTCCTTATTCTCCTTGGTATGGATGAGTCGGTCGATCTGGCCATTCTCAACCTGAATGGTACGGAACAGCGGCTTGAAGTAATCTGGACTCACCGCCTCATTGGTTCTACGCACATACAGGTCACCCTCCTGGGAAACAAGCAGATACTTGTTGATGATATCGGCAATGGCCAAAAGCGCATCTTCCATAGGGTTAATCTCATACGCCTCGGCCATGGTAACCTTCACGCCCCTAGTGGTATGAACAGCAATGCCCTGGCCATTGGAACCTATGGACTCTGGCTGAGTCAACACTGTCTGCTGTTGTTTTTTAGATACTAACATTTGCCATCAATAATTAACGGTTCAACTTATATCCACCCGCCGGGGAGCGCATATGTCTTATTCTCAAATATATTCTTATTCAATGCTTCAATGGTCGCGCGCTCTTCCCAGTTGCCATTAGGCCTATCGCTACACAAGAAACGCCTTTGTCTTACACCAATACCCTCATTATGTATATTGGCATATATATAGCGATGCCTCTTGTCTTTACCGTATCTTCTCGGATCCACATATACTCTCATTTTCATTCCACCCTGAACCTTTCTAGATAGATATGTAAGAGAGTCATACAGCAAACCAGTTTCAAGCAAAGGTCTATTTGAACCAGCACCAGGAACCCTCACTAAGGCTGGATGCTTTTTCAAATACCTTTTCCTTCGCTCTAGCGTAGATTCCTTCAAAGCAGGCCATTTGGAAATATACGAACCTTCCATAAAATGACGCTTGATAACGCCCGTACCAAACCACGAATACCGCTTGTCATTTGCATTCGGCGGACCAAGAAGCACCGTAGCCAGAATAGTCTTTGAATTAGCCACATTAACAGCAAGACCGTGGGCAGCCCTTTCCATCTGCGCAGCCCACTCCTGCATAGTAAGAACATTACCCGCCATAGTACTTGCGCTTTAATGATTCGACAATCTCACCCAGCCTATCGGTATCTGCGGCATCAATGGTGAAATACGGATGCTCGTCAGAGAAGATACGCCCACCCTTGCAAACCGATTCCTTGAAAGTACCGTTAAACCAGTCTGGTCTGGTAGGCTCCTTAACCACCTTCGCGCGCACGTCCTTTAATATATCCGCATGCGCATTAGGTCCAACTTCCACAAGGTAACATCTGCACTGATGCTCGATAGGCGGAATCAGCCACTCTGGGAACATTACCTTGGGTGCTGAATATCCTTCCCACTGAAGGTGCCACGGACGAACTCGCTCATCACCCTGGGTCATGTACATAAGTTCGGTTCCAGCGGCAATGAGAACCCACATGGCAGCCATACCCATAGCATACTCCACATCAAGGTTCTCAGTATTGGCATACCTCGAATTGTACTTCTCGAAAGCGGCCATCAGTTCCTCCAGTTCATCCTCATCAAGATCCTCGGTCTCGCCGATACCATAAGGAAGATTCTTCACGCACTGGTACTCCTCAGCCGCACCGAACTCGCACATATTGTCGATAGCAGCCTTCAGAATGTTTCGGACCTCCTCACGCTGGCTGTTGCCCTCCTCATATTCGTCAATAGCCTTTCGCGCCTGCTCCTCGGTGATTCCATAACCCTTCAAGGCATGCTTCACCAGAGAATCAACGCGCTGGGCTGACAACTCCTCTATAAGGGACCACTCGTCATCCTCGAACTCCTGGAGATGCTTCTGGAAGATGGCATACAGGAGAAGATACTCCTTCTCCTTGTCATCGTCGGAAATGGTCGGTACGTCAACCGCTCCCAAAAGCCTGGAAAGAAGATTCCGACCGCCTACTTCTTTCCCTTCAGAAAATTTGCCTCCGTGCGGTAATGGCCGTAGCGACGATAGTATTCCTCGTCACTCATCCTTCGGGTTCCGTCTCCGTCACCGCCGTCTGGAACACTGACACCAACACCGACAACCGATTCAAGCTGCTCGCCGACCGGAATGCCAAGGATATCCTCGACAACCTCTGGGTCCATCTTGAACTTTGATGAAAGGACCTCCATCAACTTGATCATGTCCTTTGCGCTCATATCAATATGACCCTGATACTGGAAGACGAGACCCTTCTTGATGTATCCGAAATTCTCAAGACGAGGAATAACCTCCTCGTTCCATACATTCTCGATGAACTCACGATACACTGAAACACGGTCACGAAGGATGTTCTCGTCAGCGGTAGCGGCTCCCACGTAAGACTGAGCCTCTCCAGCCATAGACTCGGAACCAAGAATGAGGTTGGAGACATCGGTATCGGCACGGTCAACAATCGATGTGAAGATCTTCTCGGAGTTGGTCGATGCAAAGTTCTTCACATCGATCTCATCGTCCATTCCAGTGACAATAACCTTGTTGGTTGCCGCACTGGCTATCTCATTCGCTAGCCTATTGCGGTCACCGACCCCATCGCTCGCACACTTTCCGTGGATAACAGGCTGACCGTATGTATGGCTGAACCCGACATGATTGGCGTGCGTGAACTTCTTGGCAAGGATGATTGGGGTGGTTGCCGAATAGAATCCGAGCGGATGAGTACGGTCTTCGATGAGGAAGTAGTAAGGCTTCATCGAAAGGTCATCAAAGTTCCAGCCTGGGTGATATTCGCCCTGGCGCTGAACGATACGACGCTGGCCGGCGAGCACGTTTCTGCGCTCAATGGACTTGATATGGGCAAGTTTTCCAGTGGTCGGGTCAATGTCTGGAAGCATCTCGATAGCCGTATAACCGTAAGCCTTGGCCTTCACAATCTCCTTGATGAGGTCCACGAAAACGGTACCTCGAATCTTCTTGGTCTCCGCGATATCCTTGTGGAACTTGCCCTTCTCGTCAAATGTACCGAGCGCATAACGCTTGCCGAGGATCTTCGAATAAAGCGTCTCCATCGTAGACATCAGATGGGCATCCTGGTCATAGCAAGCATCATAAAGGTCGATCAGGCGACCCCTATCATCAACACAAGCCTCCTGTCTGAAACGGGGGGCTAGACTACGGAAGGCATTGTACCTATCCAGTTCACGTATGTATTCCTTGATGGTCTTCTTGGTGGTATGATAGTACGCCCAAAGAAGGTCGTCTTCGAATGCAGGCTTCTTTTTCTTGGACATCAAGGAGGTCTTATCTTCCATTTTTTTAATTTTATTAATGAATAGAACGTCCAAAAAATCACTGTGTCCGAAAATATCGATTCAATGTTAAACGGAATTACAACGGAAACGATACCAAATTTCTTAATATCAGTTAATTATTTGCATTTAATTATGTTAAAATTTGAAATTTTGTAGGTTATTCGGATAGAAATTACTATATTTGCACCGAATTTCTAACACAAAACAGTCATGAAACTTTTCAGAATCACCACCGCGTGGCTGCGAGAGAACCCAGAAACTGGGGCAGCCGAAAAGATCAAGACAGATGAACTGGTTGAAGCCCAGAACTTCACTGAGGCCGAAACAGTAGGATTCGCCATCACCGAACACGAGCAGCGCTTCAAGCTCGGAGATGTCGACATCAATATCAAGAGAATCGACAACATCACCGAAATCATCCACAACTCGGAAGTGCTCGCGACAAGCGACGAACTTATCCAGGGACTCACCTACAGTTTCTTCGAGGGTGAAGAGGACAGCGGAGAAGGACTCTACAACGTCAAGGTCGTATTCACCGAAACTGGAGAGAACGGCAAGGACAAGAAGATCACCGAAACCTACCTCGTGCCCGCATCGAGCAACGGTGAAGCCACCCAGATTGTCACGAACCGCATCAAGAAACTCGACTCGCGCATCTTCGTTGTCCGCGATGCCAAGTTCGACAAGGCATCGGCCATCCTTCTCACGCCGAAGACCTTCCAATCAATCGCAAACGCCTAATGCCAGTTCCGCACATAACCGGCAGCCCGATCAGTCTGGAATGCAACGTGCCTCTATCTGAGGAGTTTCCAGACGTGATGACGGGATATTCAAATGATGACGAAATACTTTATTTCGACGCAACAGCCATAATCGAGGCCAAGGGAGATAAGCAGCAATCAGTCGACAAGTTCTTCTTCCTTTTCAGTTACATGCACCTAAACCTGTCCAGATCCTTCGATATGGACACCAAGAAGACCGTCCGAGTCAACCGAGACAACGACCACATCCTCATAGATGCAACCTTCGCTCTGCTGTTCATGTTGTATGTTGAACCGCAACTCATCGCCTACTACTATCAGAAGCTGCTCTATCTGCTTCAGGATGGTGTTGTCTTCTCGGATTCGCTCGTCGCATCCCTCGCAAAGAGACAACTGGACGAAGAGACGCTCAAATCACTTATCGACAATGGCAGAGAACAAGGGGTTCGAGAATCTACCGAAGCCGAAGCCGGTTCTGATGTTTGACGCATTCAAGAAACTGGCTGCAATCTTCTCGTCACAAAGGGTAGCCGCGCTCACGCTCGGATGCCATTCCCAGGCCGTACACAACGTATGCTCTGGAAAAACGATGTCATGCCAGGGTTTCTACTTCCGCAACTACGATCCAGCGTTCGTAATTGACCCATCGGATTTCGGCAACCTGAATATGGCGGACTATGACGAGGCGCTCGGCATCAACTTCAGATCCTATCCGACATCAAAAATGACAAGGATGGGCATGAGGTACAAGACCAAACCAAAAGAAAAAGGTTAAATTTGTGTTAAACTGACAATTATTCGTGTCCATTTCTTTCACTTTTCGTATATTTGCAGCACAAAACTGAAAATATATAATAGTATGGCACGAAAAGGACAACTGACCACAGCATCACCGTTCATAGGCGGTGAATTCCAAAGATTCCTGACCCTCCTCGGCAATGACGGGGAATACATCTGGGAACTGTACGCAAGACTCTCATTCTGCACAGCCTGCCGTTCAAGCGACGTAAGAGTACTGAAATGGAAGGACGTACTCCAGAGCAAACTCCAGGTCACCGAGAAGAAGACCAAGAAGGTACGCGTAATCCCGTTCAACGAGAAGACGCACGAACGCATCCTGGACATCTATGGGCTGCTCGGAAAGCCCGACGAAGACGAATACATCTTCAAGAGCAGAAGAACGGGCAAGCCCATAACAATCCAGAGGGTCAACCAGGTGCTCAAGGAATTCAAGGAAAAGTACAACCTAAAGATCGACAACTTCTCCACCCACTCCTTCCGCAAGACATTCGGAAGGTACGTCTACGACAAGCCCGGAGACAAGTCGCAGAACCTCGTGATGCTTAACCTCATCCTCAAACACTCCAGCCTTGACATCACCAAGCGCTACATCGGAATCACCGAAGAAGAAGTCAATGACGTGTTTGCCTCTCTCGACATCTGACATCGACAAAGAATCGCCCATCGGCCAGATAATGCTATCCGAAGACATCCCGTTTGAGGAGGCGTTCTGGCGATGGGTAGATTCGCTCGACATCAAGATGGCCGTAATCAACGGCTATGCGTACGGATACGAGGAAACCCCTCGATCCCAGAAAGGAGGCACGTTCAAGCGGCTCTACCTATCCGATGAACAGCGAACGGTAAAACTCAATGCCATCTGGAGAATCGGCAAGACAACCCGCCCCAACACAGCCAAGCTCGTATCCACCGAAGAATACAGGAAGGCATCCGCAAGAATGTCGCTATGCAATCTGAAGGGATGCTTCGACAGGTACAACTGCGCGTGGTATGACATAGGCGAGGAAGCGGACGGACCATGGAACGAGATACCCAGTGACTGGAATGTAGGGGATGAGAAATGCGAATCATTTCTATTAAAGAACGTATAATGACAACAGCGATACTGATCATCGCGGCTGCATGTCTGCTACTGATGGTGGCCATAGGCGTCGGCGTACTGAAAATAATCGGCATGCTTGCGGCCATCATCTACGGCATACAGGAGAACATAGGCTTCACCGACGTATGCTACTCGCACCTCAACTTCACCAACTCGGCGCTCAAACTGGTACTTGACGACATCGAGACCAAGACCACCAAGCGCTTCCAGACAGCGGTCGACAAGGATGACTTCCAAATGGCATCATACTACAAAGCACTCATCGAGGCCATCACAAAACTCAAGACGATGACCAACGAGGACATAGAAAGCAAAGACAACTGACAAGGCCGCCAGGCAATATTCAAGAAAACAAATACACCAATGATCGATCCAACAACACTAAGAGTCGGCAATGTCATCAAGGTCAAGGACCAGGGGAAGTGGCATACAGCAGCCGTAGTAAGTACATTCCCCTCATGGATAATCGCCAAGAACCAATACACCAAGATAGGCGGATGTTATGACGCCAACGAACTCCACGGAGCATACCTTTCAGATGACTGGCTGATCGAGAACGGATGGAAGCCGGCAGCCTACCAGCCCTACGCCAATTCAGAAGTATTCGTGCTCTGCTTCACGAACGAGAAGACCAAGGACGTATCCCTCAAGATGACGAACGACACCTTCCAGTTCAAGGTCAACGGCAACGACGTGCTCACACCATTCAAGACGATGCACGAGTTCCAGAACCAGTTCTATCAGATCACCCACCAGGAGATATTGACAAACGCATCGCTCAAGGCAACGCTAGCCCTTGCCCAAACAGTTCAGGAAATCTATGGAAACGAATAGGTCAAAGAACTACTGGTGCGAGTTCAAACTTTTCGGCAGCAACGGTAAAAAGGTAAGAATACCCTACAACAGGATCGACTACATAGTCATCGACCCCGATGTCAGACAAGGTAAGCTCTACATCAAGGACAAGCCAGGACACATGCTTATCTCTGCGACCGAAGAGGAAATCAGAAACCAAACAATGCAATGGATATGACACGCTTCACCGACTTCAGAAACCAGGTATACGCCCCAGGAGTACCCGAAATAACCAGGGCCACCGTCCTGGACCACGTGGAGGACCGAAAGACCCAGAACGCAATCATCTGCGCCATCTTCATAATGCTGTACTCCGACTACTTCCTTGCCACAAGGGTATACGAGGAGAAAAGCAAGTTCGACCATGACAGGTTCTGGTACAACAAGAAGTTCAAGTGCGCAACCGAAAACTTCATCTCGGCAGTCAACACCCATGACCGCCAGATATGCAAGATGTTCGAGAAGAAGATGCCGAAGGGGTTCAGCGAAGGGTTCGCCGACATGTGCGACTCGATAGACAACGACATGCTCCCACTCTACAACGCGCTCGTCAACGCCATCCAGAAGCGATTCGAGGAAGAACATCTGGAAAGGGCAAAGGACCTCGCCATCATCTACGGAATGGGAACACTGGCAACGATAGCGCTCATGGTCGAGATGGATCTGGCCAAGGCTATCCCCGAACTCAAGGACAACTTCGACCGCTACGTATCCGTCAAGAAGATAGTAGACAAGGCTAACGAGATGCTTTCAAGAGCGTCAGAGAAGACTCCCCAAAACGTCAAGATAGACCTCAACAAGGATCTTCTCGTACACTCCAAGGTACACGCCATGAAGCGCAAGTTCGCCGACCACATGGTATTCGCAAGAGCATTCAGAGCGGGCGGATTCCAACTTGAATTCGACGAGAACGAACTGCACCGACTCCAGAAAAACGACAACTGAGAATGGGAAGATGCAAGGACTGCAAACTGTTTAGACTTGTCGGAATAAGCAAGACCGGCGGGGACGGGTTCTGCTATCATAACGGAACCCGTACATATTCTCACTTCGCATGCCACAACAACAAGTTCACAAGCAAAGATGAGGAGCAAGGAATCACAGGATGAGTTCATCAGATCAGGATGCTTCCGAGACAGACTGGACAAGCTGCTTGAGGAAAGAGGTCTGACAAGATCGTGGCTCGCATTCCAGATGGGCGTGTCAGAGGTTACGCTGTGCGTGATGCTGAAAAGGAACAACCCCAAACTGTTCACCGTCCTCCAGATGGCCAGAATCCTTGACATCCCAGCCGCAGAGCTTATTGCCGGTTGCGAGGAATACATATACTTCCAATAATGAAACAAGAGCAACTTAAAGAGTATCTGGTTGAAATCGGATTAGAGGACACAGTGCTGTTCGAATCCCCAAACTTTGATGAAGCGTGCATCGGATTCACCGATGACGGACGCGCTGTCTACTCGTACGATAAAATGATTGACTGGCTCGTAGAGAACTGGGACATGACGTACGAGGAAGCGGTAGACCACGTAAACTACGACACGTCAAGATCCATATGTCCCAATGGTGAGCACGCGCCGATAATAGTGAACGACCTTCCAGACATCTGATGTACTGCCAGTATCACGGAAGGAACATCGACAAGTCCCGCTGCTCGTTCTGCCCAAACGGGGACTTCAACGGGGAGAACGGTAAATGCAGCAAGGAAAGGCGAATCCCGTCAAAGGACAAGCCGAGGACAACTGGAAGAAACGTAAGAAAAAACAAAAAGAACGCCGCTGACCAGAAATGATCGGCGGCGTTCTCGTCAACAAATACAACCATGATTAACATACATCATAGCAAAATCCCTATAGAAGGCGTCAATGTCCCACCTGTCCTCAAGCCCGCTGATATGGAACCTGAACTTGGAAAAACACCTGGGACACTCGAACACGGCCATGAAACCGGAGTCGGTATCGCACCACCCTATAAGCCTTATATCGCTGTCCACATCCAGAAGGCAAACCTGACCGCACCCTGGGCAGTACGAATCGGCTGTATATCTGAAGCAGCCGTACTGCGTGAACTTGAGAGCCTTGAACTCTTCGAAGGACATAAGCCCCTCATATCCTTCTGAAACCATCCTCCTTAGAATATTCTACAACCTTGAACTTCTGGCCATACTTCCTGCAAGCATAATCCGCAACAGCGTAAGCCCTTTCAATCTTGAAGAACGTAAGTACACGCCCCTCCTCCATGGCCGTCACGCTGTTGCAAACGTGCATGCCGTTCAGATCCCTGATATCCGAGAAACTCGCAAAGGTAACGTGAACACGCCCTCCATCGCCAATCACCGCGAACCTTCTTCTTGACATACCAATAGATTATCCATGAAACCAAGAATCCTGGGAATGTTGCAGCCAACCAGATTTCCGAGAACCGTAACGCCCCAAAAAGGAATGTAAAGAGACCACAAATACCTTTCGCTCATGAAAAGGTAATAGGCATCGGCAATGCTATGATAGAAGCCCGAACGAATGAACACCGCAACACCGAAGACCACAAGCAGCTTGTTGCCCATCCTTCCAGCCTTAACGATAAGCGTCATCACCGTACCGCAACCTATCGCGGAGCAGAAGGCCCCGTCAAGCCCAGAATCAATGCGAGCGTCAATAATATCACTGGCAGCATCGATAACGGCGCAAGGAGTGAACAACGAGGCCGCAACCGCACACCCGACAACATTACCGATCAGCACAATCAAAAGCACAACCCATGACCCGAGGCTCTTGAACTCGACAAAGCCAGCCATGCCCGTATAAAGGTACAGACGATAATGGATGACCGACAAAAGACCGAAAGCGAAAAGGAACGCGCCCTCAACCCCTCCAACACGCAGATTGACCAGGCCACCGATAGAGATGCAGATTCCAGCCAACATTGAAACTAAGAACATGTCTTTCATACTCAATCCTCATTAAAGATAAGAAACAAGGGAACCATAAACCATCCAGAACACATGCAAAGAAGGAAGTCAAACCAGTAGTCAGACCTTGTCCCAGAATGAGGCTTACATATGTATTCCGAAAAGAAAAGATAGAGTCCGCAACCTAAAACATAGCCGAACAGACCCCCGATAATCTTCATGAACATAATTCAATGAAATATACAATATTTATTCAATATGCATTACTTAAGAACGTAGAGTCTGGCAGTAATATCTTCGCAATCCTCATTCTCATGGCGCACACTCTCATGGCTAATCTGGACAAAAGGATTTATCCCAGCGAACAAATCCTGCTTGACCTCATCCACGATATTGAAACCACAATCCACCAATGACTCCAGTTTCTCATGAGGATACGACTTGGTGCATTCAAACTTGCGAATACCGCCTCTACGTATCAATTCGTTGACAAGCATCCCTTCTGGAACCCTCGCAATCACGTCATCAAACAAGCTCTTGCCAGGAACAGGAGGAACACGCAGCACCTCGCCGGTCATCGCGTCAATCTTATACCCGACATCATCTGGCTCTATTTCACGAACGCGACCGTCAACGACCTCCAGATCCTGTCTCTTCAACGCCTCACGCACACAAGATGCCAGATGGACGCCAGAAACACTACTATCACATAGAACAGCGACAAGCCGTTCCAGATCGATCAAGTTTTCCTTTCCTATAACCAATCAGATCAGGAGACAGCGGGTTCGCCGCCCTCGTTATCGTTTTCCTCGTCTGGACCGCAATCGTAGGCAAGTTCAAGATTAAACCACACCAAGGTCACCATATCGTCGCAGATGGCGATGGATGGTAAAATGAAGAACGACCAGGCACCCTGTCCTACCTTGCTGAGAGTATTGCACAGCCTAAGGTTACCCTTCTCGAAAACGACCTCGTCCCTGAAATGAAAGACCGCAACGTACATGGCGAGGATTACCGTAACGATCGTAAAACACTGGAAGATAAAGCCCATAACAATTACATTTTATAAATATGTACGCCCGCAAAGGGTCATCAGAATGCGATATAGAAGAAGCCCGCCAGATAGATTACGCTTACAAGGACTCTTGCTGCAGTATGAAAGGCGGACATGTTCCTAAGATTATACACCACCCTCGTCCAGTGCTCGCGGTTGTCGGTATGGTTGTAGGCGATCCCGTAGACCGATGAATAGACCCTGAAGTCCGACTTGACTATTAGGGATATGAGCAATGCCACCGTATTCGCTACAAACACGGCGGTGAGGATGATGGCAAGAATGAGTCTGGTGAAATAGAGTACGTAGAGAATATCCAAGTGCATCTGGATACGTGGAATTAGAAATATGGGCATCCCCTAAAAGGTGGGGTCATCATGTGCGTGGAGTTGAGGTGAGGGCACAGCTCGAGCCTTACCTCTTTTACTGTTTTTATCCAGCAGAGCAGTATGCTCTGAGAAAAACAATGATAAACACTGTTTATCCCCCTAAAAGAGGGCCGCCAGATAAATACAGCCTTTGAGCGAGGCTTTTGGAGAATACGGTGATCTCCACGTGTTCCACCGCATACAGCGTTACCGTTCCCGTTGCCGTTGATCGTGTGGGCTCGTCAAACCCTCATCCTGTCTCTTCGGGTCAACCCGCGTATACTTGGGCTCCTGGGTCACGAGGAACGCTCTCCTCTAAGCCGATCCCACTCTCAACGGGTCTCTTCCCTGGAGAAGCCCTCCGAAACGAAAGGCAATCCAGATGGGGCGCATAGGGCTTTCCCCTACGCCATCGTTGCACATCGCGACAATCCGTCCTGCTGTTCGGCGGCTTTCACACCGCCGGGATTCGGATCCCTCCTCCTCCCTATTTCAGGATGCTGCAACCGTATCCCTCCAATAAAGGTGCTCTGTGGTTTCTGGGTAGTCGGTCGTCAAGAGGCTAGAGACGGAGCCGCTCCCAAAGGTACGATTGAAGCAAAACGGACTCCACTGCCTGCCCTGTACTCCCTTTGTTCCAGAGTTGCGCTTATCTCTGGGGCGTACAAGAGCGGTGGACGTTATTGCGCAGCCGAAATGGGTTAATCAAAAAGGGCCTCACCCCAACGAGGCAAGACCCTTGTGACATTCCCCGTTTCGGCTTAGAGAAATTGTTGAAAAAAGCAAAAGCCTATTAACGGGTTTTTTCCCTAACCCGCCGGGGATGTTATGTAGAAGCCCATCAAGGGCGTTATTTCGTGCATTGACAACCGCTTTAGAGGTGGGAAAAGGTCTCTTAATAGGTTGCTCATTCAACAATTATCTGGCACAAAGATATATCTATTTCATGGATTCTGCAAATATAGACTATCTTTTTAACACTCTTTTAACAAATCAATCTTCTGGTTCATTCATTTTGCAAAGCGAGGATTTCAAAATCTCTCTAACTTTCTCGCAAACCTCGAGCGCAATACCGTAATCCGTGAAGTAGTTGCCAGCGATATACCTCAGATGGGAAGACTTGCCGCCCTTCTCCTTATCTGCAACTATGGACAGCTTGTCGTCTATGTACCAGTACGTATCCCCTACCCTGGCCTTCACTTCCTCGGGCTCCAGTCTATGCAGCTTATCCTTCCAGACAAGCCCTACCTTCCTAAGTTCCCTCTTCAGCCTCTTGTATTCGGATTCTGAACATGGACGGATGAGATGGCCTAATGTACAGGTAGGCTTGTCAACGTCGAGAACCCTGGATGAGTAGGAATAGGAACAGTACAGCGTTATCTCTCCGGTCCTTCTATTGACATCCCTTACCACGCCAACCAGTTCGTCTTCGCCGTCAGTATAGAGGATGCGGTCAAACCTCATTGGGCTGTATTCTCCTCTGAACCAGGTTAGGAAAACGGATGGCAGATCCTGGGTCCTGGGAAATTTTTGGGAACCGTCATCAGAGATTCCTATACACGCCAGGAAATTCCTTATCCTGGACCTCTCTAAATCGCTCAGACCCTTCCATACCCTGATGAAAAGGTCGCACTCCATCATTGTCTTCATAATAATATATGCTATGGATCATCAAAATGTGGGTGCAAATATAGGTAAATATATTCTTATAAACAAGAAAATCCTCCAGAAAGTTGTCGGATCAGCCTCAAATTGTCCAAATATTTGTCAAAAATTGTCCAAAACTGGGGTAAATTGGGAAAGTTCTGGATAGGTTTGAAGCC